TGTCCCGGACTACGGCCCGTCAGGCACCATCAATTTCAACCCGGAGATCTACTCCGGCAAGCTGGTCGAGAAGTTCTACAAGACGACCGTTTTCGGCGAAATCTGCAGTACGGACTACGAGGGCGAGATCGCGGGCTACGGCGCGCAGGTCAAGATTCGCACCATTCCGACTGTCACGGTCTCCGACTACGTCATCGGTGCGGGCCTCACGTCCCAGTACCCGTCGAACAACTCGGTCACCCTCGCAATCGATCAGGCGAAGAGCTTCGCTGTGGCGCTGTCCACGGTCGACTCGCGGCAGTCGGACATCGACATGGCGGACGTGTTCGCCAATGACGGTTCGATTCAGCTGCGCATCGCCGCCGACTCGGACCTGCTGACGACGATTCCGGCGCAAGTCGGGGCCGACAACCACGGGCCGAACGCCGGCGTGGACTCGGTCAGCATCAACCTGGGCGACAGCACGACCCCTGTCAGCGTGAGCAAGACCACTGTGGTCGAGTTCATTGTCGACTGCGGCACCGTCATGGACGAGCAAAACGTCTCGGACGAAGGCCGTTGGATGGTTGTGCCGCCGTGGTTCGTGGCTTTGATCAAAAAATCCGATCTGCGTATCGCTTCACTGGCCGGTGACGGGGTTTCGATCCTGCGCAACGGCAAGGTGGGCGAGATCGATCGCTTCACGATCTACCAGTCGCGCAATCTGCTCACGCAGACCTCGCCGGGCCCCGCGTCGTACATCTTGTTCGGTCACGCGGCCGGCTTGACGTTCGCGGCGCAGATTGTCGAATGTCAAATGATTGACAATCCTAGTGACTTTGGATATATAATCCGGGGTCTCATGGTGTTCGGCTTCAAGGTCGTCGAGTCGAAGTACGTCGGTCTGGCAGTGGTCCGCCGCGCGTAATCGGAGTAGGATTGGGGCTTGCGAAAGCCCTGATCCAACCTCGCAACACAGGAGTTCAAGATGAAAGTCAGCAAGAACCCGTACGGCGCGAACTACACCGTCAAGGTGCCGCCCGAGACGATCCAGAAGGAAGCCTCGCAGGCCAGTGGCAAGGCGAAGGCACGGTACCCGCACACGCCGCTGGGGCCGCAGCAGAACAACAGCGATTCGGGCAAGAAGCAGACCCCGGCCTACACGCCAGGGTTAGACGGCGTTCCCGACGGCGCGTAACGCGCTGCAGCCAAGCATGCCGGCGCCTTCGGGCGCCGGTTTTCCACGCCCGCCAACCGGAAAAACCCATGGCGAGACCGAAGCAAGCGCATGCGGAACTGACGCAAGCACGGCTCAAAGAGCTACTGCACTACGATCCAGCCACAGGTATCTTCACGTGGCTTTGTGATCGCGGGGGCCGCGCGCACGCCGGCGATGTAGCTGGCGCAATCAGCGTCGGGTACCGCAGGCCGATGGTTGATGGCCGCAGGTACTTGGCATCGCGCCTCGCGTGGTTCTACATGAAAGGCGTGTGGCCTTCTGGTGACATCGACCACAAAGATCGTACGCCGTTGAACGATCGGTGGGACAACCTGCGCCCAGCGACAAAGAAGCAGAACGGTGAGAACCGCAAGGTACACAAGAACTCAACCACCGGTGTGCGTGGGGTTGCGTGGGACTCACGCCTCTCCAAGTATCGTGCACAGATCACGCACAACAAGCGCAACCACTTCCTCGGCATCCACGGCACAATCATCGATGCCGTAGCCGCCCGTCTCGGTGCGGAACGCAAGTTCTACACGCATGCTCCCTCAACCGTCCGTTAGGAGAAAACCATGGCGAAGATGACCAAGGCGATGTTCGAGAAGTCCGGCTTCGACAAGGAAAAGAAAGGCGTCAAGGAAGGGTCCAAAGAGGACATGGCCATGGACAAGAAGCAGATGAAGGCCGCGAAGAAGAAAATGCCGATGAAGTTCGGCAAGAAGTAATCCCCAACCCCCACTAGCCAAGCGAGGCAACTCATGGCGATGACCGAAGCTCAAGAAGCGAACCTTTCCAACGCCGTCAACAAGCGGCAGGACAAGGAAATCCCGTTCCTGATCTGCACCGACGACGCGCGGCTGATGCCCAACGTACCGCAGATCCGCAAGATGAAGAACTACATGCCCTACCACGGCTCGCCGTCGGATGACCTGGCGACGCGCAAAGCGTTTCTGCAGGGCATGGGCGGCAAACGCCGCATCGTGAACAGTGCGCCGGATGAAGTGTTCGACGTCGGCACGGCCAGCGTCGAAGAATTGGCGGCCTTTGCGATGGACGAGTTCGGCTACGCGCTCGACGTGACGCTGCCGGCGAAGAAACTGCGCACCAAGGTCATGGAGTTGGCGCGGCTGTCCGAAGGCCGTGGCTCGGCCGTGGACGCGGCGCGTGCGCTCGCCAAGGAAAAGGGTGTGGGCGTGAACCTCACGGAGTGACATGGGAACGCTGACCGGAACGCAGATCATCAACGGCCCGAACGGTGTTCGGGAACAGTTGTTGGACAGCGCGAAGGTCACGTGGCTCGACAGCACACTGCTCGAGGCGCTGGCGCAGGCCCAGCGCACTGTGTGCTTCTGGAAGCCTGACGCCTACACCCGCCGCGAGTGGGTGCCGCTGGTGCAGGGCACGAATCAGGATCTGCCCGACGATGGCATTGCGCTGCTTGATGTGTCGCAGAACCAGTACACCGGCCGGCGCGTCACGCTTGTCGATGACGAGCTCTTGGACGAGACGAACCGCTTCTGGCCGGTCACCAACATCCAGCGCGACGTGGAGCACTTCTCGGCCGACCCGCGCAACCCGCGTCGGTTCAACGTCGCGCCGCCGAACGATGGCACCGGTGAGGTGCTGATCCTCTACGGCGCGGTGCCGCCGGATCTGACTTCACTGAGTAACACGATCGCGCTGGTCGACACCTACGAGTACGTGCTGAAGTGCCTGACGATGGCTGAGGCGTACCGCAAGAACAGCAAGAAGCAAGACCTGACCAAGAGCGCTGCGCTGATCCAAGAAGCGCGTGCATCGCTGGGCATCAAGTCTCAAGGCCAGGTGGCCGTAGCCCCGAAAGTCAGCGTGTCTGAAGGGATGAAATGAGCACCACCGATGTCATCGATCTCGTGCCGGAAGTCGGGCAGTTCGTTCGTCGGTGCCCCACGCTGACGTTGACGCGAGCCTACCTGCGCGCGGCGCGCAACTTCTGCGCGCAGACGCGCTGGCTGCGCGCTGATGCGACACTGAACGGCAGCACTGACACGATAGCCAACCAGATGACCTACGCGCTGCAGATCACCGATGCGACGCTCGAGATCGTCGGTGTGCGTGACGTGAAGGCGAATCAAGTCGGGTTGCCGTTGAACGCGTGGATCATCAAGCCACTAGACAAGACGCTTTTCTCGCCGTGGGTGGGTCCGGGCTCGCCGACGAAGTACGCCTACATCCCGGACGCGCAGATTGCGTTCTTCCCGACGCCCGAGAAGGCGTACACCATGACGATCACGGTGGCCGTGCAACCTGTCCGCACAGCCACAGCCCTCCCGAACGAACTGATCACGAAGTGGAAAGAGGTGATCGAGGCCGGCGCGCTCGAGTACCTGTTCGGCATCCCTGGCCAGAAGTGGAGTGACGCGAACCGCGCAATCTTCTTCGGTAAGACGTTCCGCGCAGGCATCAACAACGCCAAGGGTGACGAGCAGCGCGGCTACAACCAAGGGCCAGTGCGCGCGCGGCCGCGGCAGATCATCTTCCACGTCTGGCGATGAAGCTCGAAGTCGCCTCGTTCCGCGGTATGGTGCCGCGCCTGGCGCCGCAGCTACTGCCCGACAACGCTGCACAGGTCGCGACCAATGCGCGCTTGCTCAGCGGAGACCTAGAGGCGTGGCGGCAGTTCCTGGCCATCAAGACGCTGGCCAACACGCCCAAGACCATCTACCTGCTCAACGACAAGTGGCTGTCGTGGACGACTGATGTCGACGTGGCGCGTGGGATCATCCCCGGCGACGACACCTACCGCATCTACCTGACCGGACCCGACCAGTACGCGCAACCGCGCTGGACGAACTACGCGCTAGCGACAACGGGTGCTGAGCCTTTCCCTGTCGTGACGTACCCGCTGGGGGTGCCGAATCCCGACAGCGTGCCGACGCTCACTGTCGGTGTTGACACCTCGCCTACTTCGTTCTCGACGAACGTGCTCGATGAGGGCGACAACCTCGCAACGAACTGGACGACATCGCCACTCGCGTCTGCAGGCACCTTCTACAGCGAGGTGACGCAAGACGCCGTCACCGGCAACCCTGCGCCAAGCTACCGATTGCAGTTCCAAGACAACCAGGGTGTGCCGACGTACCTCTATCGCGACTTCGGCGTCAAGGATGCCGCTGCAGTGAAGATGACGGTCGACTTCTACATGACGGATGCCGGCGGCCAGTACCAAGGGCGTTTCCGTGTCGCAAACGATGCGGGTGGCGCAGGCGTGGCCGTACAGGTTGGTTTTCCGTCCGGCACAGGTGATGGACCTTTCTTGGCGATCTGTTTGGTGCCGTCATGGAGCTCTGCCGGCTCAATCATCCAGCAAGTATCAGTGCCCGCGCTGTCGATGGCCACGTGGTACACGATGGAAGCGTCGCTCACCAAGAATGCCGATGGCACGGTGACGGTGACAGCCACACTGCTGCTCGGCAGTGGTCAGATCGGTACGGTGACAGCCACGGTGTCGCCCACAAGCACAGGTGGCTTCTGTGGCGCGCAGGCGCTTGTCGCGCAACTCGGTTCTGTGCAGAGCACCTATGTCGACAACTTCTTGGTGCAGGCCAGCGGCTCGCTCGGCTATGTGCCGACTAATTTGGCCACTAGCTACGTCTTCACGTACGTCAACAGCATCGGCGAAGAGAGCGGCCCGAGCCTTCCGAGCGCGACGATCACGCGGCCGGATGGTGTGTCGGTCACCGTCACCACGCCAACGGGGATACCCACCGGTGTCAGCACCGACTACAACATCACAGCGAAGCGCATCTATCGCGCGGCCACGGGCAACACCGGCACAGTCTTCCGCTTCGTCGCTGAGATCCCTCTCGCGACGGCCAACTACATCGACGTGCTTACTGATGCCGAACTTGGTGAAGTGCTCGCATCCGACAACTGGGATCTGCCACCTGACGATCTGCGCGGCATCCTGGCGCTGCCCAACGGGGTGATGGTCGGCTTCCGTCGCAACCAGCTGTGTCTGTCTGCGCAGAACCATCCACATTCATGGCCGTTGGACTATCGGCTCAACGTCGACACCGACATCGTGGGCATCGCGAACATCGACAACACAGTCGTCATCGGGACCAAGAGCTTCCCGTACCTGGCCTTCGGCAACGATCCCGCGGCCTACAGCATGAGCAAGCTCGAGGTGCCGCAGGCTTGCGTTGCCAAGCGCAGCTTCGCGTATCTCGTGGGCATTGGCGTGGTCTTCG